ACACCCTGAATGTTGGAGACTTCCAATCTGCCAACCCGCAACGTGGCATTCTTAATATCTAAGGTACCCACTGGTGATTCTATAGACATTTAATATAACGGGAGAGAATTATTAAATGTGTGTGACGTAGTTAGTTAGGAGCTTCGGGCCAAACTGGGTTTTCGGGGTCCGCCGTATTGGCGGGGAGATCGCGGAGGGCTTGGCGGTAGTCGAGCCACGCTTGTTTGACCTCCTCGGTAGGGTGGGGCCAATCGGGGATTGTATATTTGTCTGTCTGTACGAGGATAATATCACGCTTTTGTCTTAAATGTACTATCATTTCTTCTTTCAAGTATGTATCCCACTCTATCTTAAATTCTTCGTAGGTGGGCAATGATGTATTTTCATCCATCCACTGAATTTTTTCGTAATTATTGACATTTTCATCACTTATAAACCATTTAGATGTTGGGCGAAGTCGTTTGAGTAATCTATCAAACCGCATATATATATATATATTTACATAGTTTTTAAAATTCGAATAGATGATCCGGCACCGAATGAACCAGTGGATGTTGGATCAAATTTTAGAGATGTAATAGCATTAGTCTGAACATTGTGGTTCCAAGTTCCTAAACGCCAGGCTTGGTTCGAACTGCTATTAAGTGTAGCACTTGGAGTGGAAAAATGACCATGTCCCATCATCATAGGACGGCTATCCCACGTTAATCTCAGATCGTACACCCATATGTGATCCGAATTACCCCCGGTTTCGAACATTTTCGCTGAGTTTGCTATTTTACTACCTGACGATGTGTAAGAGCTTGTTACTTGCTCTATTGAATGCCAGTAATTACCGTTAGTTTCGTCACCATTCACGAACATGTGTACAGCATGATTGGATTGTACGTTGTGATAATGCCAGATGATTTTATATGCTTCTCCAACTTGAAGGTTTAATCCAGAAAATGTATAAACTGTAGTTTCGGTGTCAAAGTATTTATATGCGACTGTAGAATCATTGAGTCCTAACAGAGATTCGGCGTATATAACCCCCCTCACATCCAACTGCGCCCTCGGCACCGTGCCCCCCAAACACAGGCTCGTGTCGGTGAGATTGATGCTCTTCCCGGTGCGTCCGAGGGCGTACTCCATGGCGACCTCTTCGGCCGTGAGGGCGACACCACCCCAGATTTTGAAGTTGGAGATGGACCCCCCCCAAGGTGCTCTATTTCTGGTACCGTCTTTTCCAATATACAATGACGCGTTTGCGTCGAGATTGAGGGATATGGAAGTAAATGGAGAACCACTCGTTTTCAGTGCACCATCTAAATATATTGACGCGGTTGTACCATTTGTCACTAGAGTAATATACACCCATTTGTTTGCACTAAATATGTTGCCTGAAAAACTGACAGCAGTACCGTACCAATACCATTGGGCGAAGTTATTATAATATTCAAACGCCGAATATTTACCAGGTGTACTTGTATTTCCTATCTGAAATACATCTTCGTAAGTTGTACCCATCGTAGATTGGTCCTGGCTTGGCTTCATCCAGAATGAAATAGAGTGCACCCACGCTCCAGCAGGATTGTTGAGTGTCCCACTCACGCAATCATCCACCCCATCAAACGTGAACGCCCGGTCCGTGGAGGAGTAGACTGCCTCATTGACCAACGTCCCATTATTCCCCTCACCCGAGATGTCCACCACCGTACTCCCCGAGACCACCGAATCCACCGTGGTATCGTAGTGGACCACCAGGGACTCCGCCCGTGGTGTCTCCGCCCCGGCGGGGTGTCCAGAGACCCGTGGGAGGGTCAGAGCCTTACCCAAGGTCAGGTGTCCGTCCTCGAGAGAGGAGGGGGCGGGGGTGCCGAAGAGGCGCCATTCGCCCAGGTTTACGACTTGATCTGCAGATGTACGAGCTAATTCTTCAACAACTAAAATGAAACTTTTGAAGTATGAATCAGAGTTTATTATGAAATGTTTTTCTGTATAAGCTAGATATGTTTCATTATCCCAAGAATGTACGAGTTCCCAACTTTTGTCGTTGTCGTTACTTCCTAATATTACACCCTTTTTAGGCATTCTTTCATGATAACCACCATCCCTATTATATAGTGTACTTCCAGACAATTTAACCTTATACGGTAAGTCGAGGCGTATCCAATCACCTGAATATCCACCATTTGTCAATGAACCCTGATAAATTGAATTGGTGTAATAAGCATCTGTTTCGTTTCCACCGTGCCAACCACGTTCGAATAACGTTTTATTGAAAGCTAAATATGCTTCGCCATTAGTTGAACTTTTTGTCCCAGAACTCGCCCGAAACACACCATGCCCCTCCATGTAGGTCTCGTACCCCGTCATCGCCTTCGGTGGATACTCCTGCAACCCATCTGCCCCGGCGACCTCGAACCTGGACGTCGGGTTGGGCACGCCCACCCCCAAGTTGCCCTTGTGGAGAGCCACCAAGTTTTGGCGGTATCCAAAGCGTTCCGCATCGTACTCGTAGAGTTCCCGGACCTGGTCGGCGTTGAGGACCTTGGAGTAGAGGCGGAAGTTGGCGATGGAACCATTGAAACCTGAACTGAAACTAACCGAATCTGCCCCCAATACAAGTCTTTCATTTGCATTTAGACTTATCGCACCCCCATTCAATAAGTTTGTGGTAAAATTTAATTTTAGTCCATTCAAGTACAGCTCATACGAAGAAGTGGATATAGTCGCAGTCCTTAAGTTGATTGCGATATGATACCATTGATTGACACTAATGACGGGTGCGCTACTCACATAATTACTACTGATGGCGATTCTAATACTTCCATCGCTTCGTATCGTAGTAGTCACACGTTTTCCAGTAACGTCACTTGTACCGAGACTTACAGGTACGCCATCAAGTACTGCGGAATTTAACCAAAAACTCATACTGAAATTACCAAACCCAGTCGCGTTATTCAACGTCCCACTAATGTAATCCCCACTGCCATCAAACTCCCACGCGTTATATTCGGCATCGAACCCGTTGTTGCCGGTGATGGTCCCCGTCACCCCCGAGCCGGAGAGGTCATAGACTTTGGTCGAGTCCGCAAAACTGTACGAGTTGGGGTCCCGAGCCTCGTAGTACACGGCGAGCTGTTGCTGACCGGGTGTGTTGGGGATGGACCGGTGGACGATGTCGACGCTCTCGTCGCCTTCTTCGGTGCCCCAAAATTCAAGAGATGACAAATCTATCCCACCTTCGGGTGCTACTGTGTCTTTCATAACATAAGCATATTCATTATATGTTTGCGTCTCGTTTACAAAAAGCGTTTCGGTGAGTGAAACATTACTTAAACCTGTGAAAGTTTTTAGAAGATGAAAGTTTGTTGAATCGTTTGTACCTAGAATTTTTACTTCAGCGGGTACGCGACCCGCTGGTGGAGACGAGCTGTTATCCCTCTGCACCACATATGAGAGTTTAATTTGTTTTGGCATTTTGAGTCGAATCCATCCACCGGAGTGTTGAGTTCCATTTATATCGGTTATATAGTTAGAACCGATGTACGTCGTACCAGACCACTCATCACCACCACTAGTTGATAGGAGCCATCTATCTGTCAAGCTGTCGTTGAAAAGGTTAATTGCTGGATAAGAACTATGTTGACTACTCGCAGTCGCCACATACCCCCCAGAGCTGTTCGCCGTCATCGCCACCTCCGGATACTTGGTCAACGGCCTATCGTGCTTGGGGAACTCCGTGATGACATCCGACCCCGCGAACACTTGGGACCCCTTGGCGAGGCCGAGACCCCCATCGACCGTCAACTTGGCCGTCGTCGCCGACGTCCCCACACCCAAGGTGGATTCGAAGAGTTGGAGTTCGTTGATACCGACACCATTATATGACGGTGTCCCAAATGTACTTGTTACAGCCAATCTATAGTACGTATAGGGTGTCGTACTTTGGACGTTGACCCGTGTGGGTTGATAATCCGTGTATGTGAGGTCACTGTACGCGACCAACTTTGTCCACGTGACTCCATCGTTCGAACCGTACATATAGCCAGATTTGGGTGTTTCAGCTCCTCGGTTGCCAGAGGTATCCCGTCTCAGTATATTGAAATACGAGAGTTGAATAGCTCGTGGGAGTTGAATCTGAAGCCACTCGTGTGCAAACGTGTCGTCACCCGTGGTTCGACTGATTTGGGCCGAACCACTAGAAAATAAATCTTCATCCGAGACCCATGCTGGTATATTACCACTTGTATACTCCCCCTTATCTTCAAATGCGTTCCAAGCATTGTATGAGCTGTTATACACACTACTCGCACTCGCCACGTACCCCTCGCTTTCATTCGCCTTGAGGGGCACCTTGGGCCACTTGATGTGCGAGGTTTGGAGAGCCCCACCGTCCACCGCCAACTCCCCAGAGATGAGGACGTTGTCCATCTTGGTCACACCGGTCGCGGAGAAGAGGCGCCATTCGTTGAAATTCATGGCCGTGTCGGTCCCAGAATTATTTTTTTCAGTGCATACGAATGCATAATGTGTGTATGGTGTCGTCGCATTTATACTCACGGTTTTGATATTTCCACCCTCCACATCTTCAAATCCAAAATCACTTATGTAAAAGAGTTTGTACCAATCCACCCCATTATTTGAACCAAATATATAACCTACTTTAGGGGATGTATTAAATCCATATGTTCCACCCCATACATTGAATGTCGAATGTGAAAGTACAATCGCATATGGTATTTTTATCGTAAGACTGGGTCCATTGTACCGTGTTCCACCGGCATCTACGAACACGTCGGGACCCGTGTATAAATATGTTGAATTTGAAAATCCCGACGTTCTCCACGAACCAGTCACTGTATTATAGTCGAATGCACGCCATGGCTCTGGCTTTTCTTGAATTATATTATAACTACTCGCACTCGCCTCATAGGTGCCGTGACCCTCGACGTAGGTGTTGAACCCAGTCATAGGCGCCACCGGATGTTCGGTGAACCCAGTCTCCAAACCAGACGCCGCGGTGGTCGTCACGATACCCCCATCGACACTGAACGATTCCGTGAAGAGGCGGAGTTCGCCCAAAATGAGGCGTGAATTAGTGGGATTACCCAAAATGTTTGTAACAACGATGGCGTAGTATTTATATTGTTCGGTTGCGTTTATGACGAATTGTTTTTGCACACCACCCGTATAATCATCCCCGGTTAATCCACTAAAAGAACCCAAAGTAGTCCAAGTTGTATTGTCATTTGAACTGATAATTGAAAATGCACTTGGCATACTCACTGTAAAAAGATCGCCACGCGATTGCAAAGATATATGTCTCAATTTTGTTTTGTATGGAAGTTCTAATTGGACCCATTCACCAGTCACACCACCAAGAGACTTTCCACCGGTGTGAGTATATGGGGATGTAGTCGCGTAGGACTGATCAGACGACCACCCATTTACATCGCCAATCGTTTTATTAAAAGAATTAAAAGCCGTAAAACCGGCATTCCCCTCACTCGACGCCGTCACCACATACTTCCCATGCCCTTGGATAGTCGTCGTGTCCCCAGTCAACGCACTTGGGGGTTGTTCGGACACCACCGCGAGTCTGTTCGTGAAGAGTCCCCCAGAGTCCATGACTTCCCCAGTGGTCTGGTCGTAGGTCATCACATTCGACGCCACCGTGGCGACTCGGAGAGGTTTGATGTAGGTTCGCCCCGTACCCTCAGTGTCTAGGGCGGACCCGGACGCATTGAGGACGACCGTATTGTCGTGTTGAGAGGTCTGACCCGCCAAGTAGCCCACGGCGACGGCATTGGTGCCTTGAGAGGTCTGACCCGCGAGGTAGCCCACAGCGAGGGCGTTGTTGCCTTGATTGTTGCTACCCGCGAGAGGACCCACAGCGACGGCGCCGTTACCTTGAGAGGTTATACCTGCTTGGTACCCCGCAGCGACAGCGGAGTTACCTTGAGAGGTCTGACCCGCTTGGTTCCCCACAGCGATGGCGTTGGTGCCCTGATTGTACCGACCCGAACTACGTCCCACAGCACTGGCGTAGGCGCCTTGAGAGGTCACACCCGCGAGGTAGCCC